TCTTCCGCGTAGCGTTTGTATTCCAGCCCAAACAATGCGTTCAGACCGGGAAGCAGCTCTTTGAGGAGCTGTGCGCGAGAAATAGCCATGTCTCAACTCCTTCTGTTAGATGCCGGTGGTCTGGCGCTGGGCGTGAGTGTTGATCCGCACGATGACATCCGTGAACGCATCGCCGATAGTGCTGCCCGGCGCGTTAACGAAGTCAACGATACGAACCGGAAGCGTGGCGGTCGTAGCCACACTGGAGATTTGCAACTGCAACCCAGACGGCACGTAGGTGCTAGCACCCGCGGTCGTCTGAATGATGGCCGCATTGGCCCCCAGAGTAGCCTGCGCCAGCGTGCCGTTGGCCTGGAGTTGGAACAGCGCGTCCGGATCGTCCACAACGAACGCCATGATGTCGGTGGCGGTATTGCCCGCGACATACGTTTGACGGGTGGTGAAGCCCGTCGTGGCGTCAGTATACTGGCAACCCACGAACACACCTGCAAAGCCATTGGTGCCACCCGTGTTGGTGACAGTCGTAGCGGTCGTCGTCGCGTTCATCCGTTCGATGGTTCCCGCGGCAACAATAACCACGGGATCGCCAACTTGGATGCTCACGTTGTAGCTGGCAGCGATAGAGATTAGCCGGACGGAGCCTGCGTAGCTTTGGCCGCCCAGCAGATTCACGGCGCGCAAGCCGTAGGGAGTGGATGTAGAAGCCATTTCCCGTTACCTTTCTGCGTTGGGATTAAAGACGGGCTTGAGGATCATCCTTTCAGCCCAGTTCCAAAGGTGACCTTCGAGGTGCGTTCCGACCGTAGGACGGGCATCCGAGGATCACTCTCTCGCATGAAGTTGTTGTCGATACTGTCCATCTGCTGGCGAGTCTGGTTCTGATAGTATTCTGCACGTTGCCGTGAGAGTTCAGCCGGAATCTTGCAAAGCAGTAGACCGCCAACTTCGACATTACCTTTGAACCGGCTTCCCGCATCAGCCTCGATCATGAGTTCGGGATGGTCTTCAGCGCGAACGGGCACATACCCTTCACGAAATTGCCGGCTGACATTGGTGTTGTCTGGCGAGTTAGCCATAGAGGTGCGAATCCAGCGGTATACATACCCTGGTTCGGGGATCGGGTCGGGGAGAATAGCAGGGGGCTTCCACGACGCGGGGGCAACTTGCGCGGCTCGAACGTCGAGCGCACGGGGGGCGCGATCTTGGCGCTCAGTTTGGTCCGACGGTTCCGTTTGGTCCAGTCGGCGTGAGCGTTGTTCAGGGCGGTCAGACATGGGTGCTACCTTCACAACTGTGCAGCATATTGTTCTAGGGTAAGCCCCAGCCGACGGGCGATACTCTGCTGGCTTGCGGTAAGATGCACTTTGCGGGCAGTGCGCGGGCTACGTGTTGCCGCGGCTACTACCGATACTGGGCGTCTCGTCACATCACTTGCCGAGGCGCTTGTTTTGAAGCCAGCATACCGCGGGAACGTCCTGCGAACGGCGGCGTCAATCTCAGCGTAGTATTCCGGGGATCGAGGGTCAATATTTTTCTTGTTAATGAGAATGTCGCTGATCCCGAAGGCATAGGCAGTCATCTCTGCCTCCTCATCCCCTTCTGCTTGGAACCATTTGTTCTTGTCATACCACTCAACCGCGATCTTGTCGGGGACCACCTCCGCCGCGGCCTGTCGCCGTGTCTCCGGCATCGGCGTCTCAACCACAGTCTGCGGAACATACTCTGCGTAGCGCGTATGCTCAGCTACGCGGCGCTGCATCTGCTCCTGCATCTCCAGGAACCGATCTGTGTCGCCGCTCTCAAACGCCTCCTTGGCGTCTCGCTTCAGCCCGGCGATCTGTTCTTCAGACCGAAATTTGGCAGTGGTCACCAGCGCGGTTTCGTTGTGGGCGCTGTAATGCTTGAGGCGGTTGTTCTCGGCAATAAGCCCCGCAGCGTAGTTAACCGCGGCTTCGCGTTCGCGAACCGCTGTCTCTTTGGCGCGCCGCTCAGAGTTCGCCTTGAAGCTCAGATCCTTGATGCGCTTCTGAACATCCGTCTTGTATTGCGAGATTTCCGACGGCGCGACCGTGATATCGTCGTCGCTGTCGGTGCTGTCCGGCGCAACGAATCGCGCCCGGTCTGCCGGGGGGACATCATCAACAATCGTAATTTCTACGCCGCCGTCATCGTCGTCTTCCATCTGGACCGCTACTGACTCGCTCATACCCGTTGCACTCCTCTGGGGTCTTCAACGACAGCCTCTACGGTGTCGTCATTGATGAGACGAAACTCTTTGCCGTGAATCTTGATCCGGGTGCCGGAATAGGCGCGGAACAGCACCCAGTCGCCCTTCTTACACCAGGGACCGTCCGGGAACCGCTTCTCGTCTTTATACGCGAGGGAACCCAGCGTCACGACAAAGCCAACAATAGAGGCCGTTTGCTCAGCCTCTCGAATGGCACCCGGGATATAAACACCCCCCGTCGTGGTCTCTTCCAATTCAGGAAGCGTGATCAGCAGCTTATAGCCTTGTGGGGTAGGTAGCTGGGTAGCTTTAGGCGTAGGCGCCACATAAGGCTTTATGTCCAGGGTAGCCGACATAGGCTGTATTCTCCTTGCGCGCCTTGAGGGTGACGCGGCCCTTGCGGCCGATATAGCCGATAGCTTAGGCGGTCTTCTCGACACGCTCGATCAGGTCCAGCAACTCTCGTTCGGCCAGGGCAAGACCTTCGATGACACCACATTGGTGCCGATACTCAGGATAATCAACCGCGCCGCCGCCTGCGATATGGTCCGCGCGCTCATTCAGCGCGGTGCGGATGTTGGACCGCAAGAGGCTCAACACGCCGGTTTCGATGGAGTCCAACACCATTTACACGGCCTCTTCCGTGGGCGGCGGAGGCGCCGCCGCCTGCGAGGCCGGAGTCTGGCCACGTTGCATGGCCATCTTCAAGAGCATCTCTGCCGCCCGTAGCTTCCGATCTGCATCCCCGGCGTCTTGCGCCGACTGCTTCTCGCCAAGCGATGCCATGGCGGCTACTTGAGACTGGGTCTGCGTAGCCTGCGCCAGGTCCTGCGCGGACTGCTTCTCCCCGAGCGACGCCGCCGCCGCCACGCCGTCCAGCGTCCGCTTAACCTGCGCCGCCTCCCGCGCCATCGTATTCTCCGCGTCCTGCGCCTGCGCCTTGAACATCAACGCCGCGCGCGCCGTGCGCTCTTGCGACGCGAGGCGCTCCTGCTCCACGGCTATCTGCTGCATACGTAGCTGCACGTCCGCATCTGCCGTCTTGTTCTTCAGCATCAGTTCGTCACGCTTGATCTGTAGCTCAGCCTGCTGCGCCTGCGCGATAGGATCCTGCGCCTGTTGCTGCTGCGCCATCTGCTGCGCCTCGGCCTGATCCTTCTGTAGCAGCTTGACCGCGGCCAAGGCCGAGAGCCGAGAGACATCCACCTCGATATCCTCGGGCAGTTGCTCACCTTCTGCCGGCAAGGTGACGCCAAGCTGCAACTCAATCTCGCGCCGATACTGGAACGCGACATGCTCGTTCATGTGTGCAGAAGCCGCCGCCATAATCGCCGACGCCAGGGGAGACTGGCCGACAATCGCTTGGATTTTAGGGTCCTGCATCGCGGTCTGATGAACCTGGATGTGCGCCATGTGGTCCTGATACACGAACGCCCTGACGGGCTTGCCGTTCAAGATCGCCATGTTCTCCGTCACCGGGTCCAGCGGCTTCATCTGGTCCGTGCGCGGGATGATCTTGTCCACACCGCTAATGCCCAGAACGCCCAGCATCTGCCGGTGCAGCTCCGGCAGATCATACATCTGCGGCGCGCCCTGCGCGAGCTGTAGCGCCGCCTGATACTGAACCACCCGCTGCGACAGGCTCGCCGCGTTGGGGTCGGTCACGGGAATCACATCCACGCGTCCGTCGTAATCCTTCTCCCGTGTCGCGCCAGGGTCCGTATCGTAGTCGTAGTCCGCGCCCATGTTGGTCTTGATGATGTCCACCAACAGGTCAAGCTCTTGCTTGAGCGAGGCGTGCAGCCGGGCCTGAACCGCCGACATCACCTTCATCGCGCGCTCCATCAGCGCGAGCGTGGTGCCGACCGGGGCCTGCTGGTTGGCGTCGCCGATCTGAAGATCAGCAATCGACGCGAAGCGCCGCCCCTCCTCCACCATGGTGCCGAGGAGCGCGGCCAGAACTTGCGACGGCTCCTTATACGGCAGGAAGGTGATGGCGTCCTTGATCGCCCCGCTCGGAACGTCAACGTCGCGGAACTCGCCCGGCATCAGCGGTGTGCTGTCACCTTTAATCCGCAGTCCCCGCGCCTTGAGCCCCGCCGGCAGGTTTGCCAACGTCCCCGCGTCCACGAGCTGCCGCAGGATACTGGTCGCGCTCTTGGCAATGCCGCCAACCAGATGGATCAGCCCGAAGGCGTAGAACCCAAAGCCGGGGACGTAGCTATACTGGACGTAGTGGATACGCTTGAGCTTGAGCGGGTCCTCTTCCTTCCAGTTGCGATAGAGCGACAAGACCGTGCCCGACTGTTCATCAATGGTCACAACATACGGCAGCGCCACGCCGGTAGGCTCGCCATCTTCGCCGCAGTCCTCGAACCCTTCCAGGTCCAGTTCTACGTTGATCTCCAGCAGCGTGTGCCGGTCATCGTTCTGAACCATGTCCTCGCCGGACAGGTCATCCTTGGCCTGCTGGATCTCCCGCACCGTCATCGTAGGCTCGGGCAGCTCCACGTCCGCATAGAACCCTACAACCTGTAGCTTCCGCACCTCGTTGGGATACTTACGCATGATGTGCGTGTAGCGCGGGCACGAGGCCAGATCGCTGGCCCCGTAGGGCACCACGAAGTCCTCCGCCGGAATATACATCGACACCGGGCGCCCCAAGCTGGGGTCGTAGTAGACCTTCTTGAACGCAGCGCCGGCCAACGGCAGGCTGAACAACAGCCGCTCATGCTCCGCGCGGAACTCGCTCATGCGGTCCAGCAGGAAATAGTTGAGGTCGTGCGAGACCCGGCGGGCCTGCTGCTCCTTCGCCACCGTGATACTGCCGATGATCTTGGAGCGCACCGGACCGCCAGCGGGGAAGGTCTCCATCGTTGCCTGGGACTGAAACCGCACCGCCGCTTCCGCCAGGATCGGGTGGAACACGCCGCAGGCGCCTGGCCATGGCGTTGACCGATCCTCGATCTTCAACCCGAGCAGGTCCAACCCCTTCTTGTAGGTCCGCTCCCAATCAGATCGCGACAGCAGGTCCGTCTTGAAGTCAGCCACCAGATCGTCGCTGATCGAGGCGAGCAGCTTGTCGTCCAGATACTCTGCCAGGTTAGACTCAAAGGCCGGCGCTGGCGTCTCTTCCTCGGCACCAAACAACAAGGTCACGCCGCCGCTGCCGTCCTCATCCTCAATAACAACCGCTTCCGGGTTGAGGATGCCGATGCGTAGGCCGGTCTCGCCGTCATCATCCTCGTCGGCCAGGTCTGGCTCGGAGGCCGCAGCGCGGCCCTTGGTGCGGGGAATACCCGACAGCCGCTCACCGCGAACGTCGCCGTATGGATTCAAAGCTTTAGCTATCGCCACTCACATGCCCTCCGAAGCCGGCTCAATAGTATGGCTCTACGTGCCGCCGCCGTTCAGGGGCCTTATCGTAGTCGGCGTCATAATCCGAAGCAAGTCTAATAAACCCACCCTGCCGGTAGCGCATCAGCGCCATCACGGTGCTGTCCACCAGATCGTCATGGTCCCCGTTTGGAAACGCCGCGCAGGTCTCGATCAACTCATCCGCCCACTTGGTCTCCGGCGCCCAGATCACCCCGCTGGCGAACAGGTCCGTGACGCTGTTCGCGCGCATGATCTTGTCCCCCGAGGCGCGGCTCGGCGTAAACTCCGACACCAGGATGCCCATGTGCCGCATCTCGTGGATCAGCGGCAAGCCCGACGCCTTGGCCTCAACCAAGAACACGTCCGGCTCCCACTCCGTATACACCTCCATCGCGCGCGCCTTGAGTGCCGGGAACTCCAACCGGTCCTGGAAGGAGTCCAGCAGGATCAGGTTGGGGACCGTCACGCCGTGGTCGTCCGCCTGCTGAAAGACGCCCCACACCGTGAACGCCGAGTAGTCCGACTTGGTGTTGCGCGTGTAGGCAGTATCCACCGAGACCATCACCAGCTCCACCTCCGGCGGCTTCTTGTGCTCCCAACGGCGCCACCACTCCCTCTTGAGGATCGCGCCATCCTCACTGGTAGGCAACTGCTGATACTGCGCGTTCCACTTGGCTGCCGGCAGCTCCGCCTTCAGCGCGTGCAGCGACTCCAGCGACCAATACTCCGGCCAGAGCGGCTTGCCGCTCGGCAGGATCGCCGGCAGCTCGATCACCTCCCACTCCGACGTGCCGTCCCGATCAGTGCTGCTCTGTAGCAACCGCCCCGTAAGATCTCGTTTTCCCCAGCGGGTCATTACGATTACGATTGCAGCGTCAGGTTGTAGGCGCTGGCGCGGTCCGGATGTATACCACTCGAACGCCTTGTCGTAGATACTATGATCATGCGCTGCGGCGATGGCCTGCTGTTCCGTGTGCGGGTCATCAATAATGAACAGGTCCGCGCCCTTACCGGCGATAGCGCCGCCCACACCTACCGCGAAATACTCACCACCCGCGTTCGTGGACCAGCGCCCCGCCGCTTTGCTGTCCGATTGCAGCGTCACGCCGTCAAAAACCTTCTGGAAGTCCTCGCTGGCCAGCAAGTTGCGGGTGTTGCGCCCAAAGTTGACCGACAACTCCGCCGTATGCGTGGCCTGGATGATCTTTTTATCTGGAAACTTTCCCAGAAACCATGCCGGCAGCAAATAAGACGCAAACATACTCTTAGTATTATGCGTGACTACCCACCCGCGCCCCGCCATGAACAGGCCATCCTCGTTGGCCACTTCAAGGCACTGCACCTTAGCCACGCGTTCAGTCTTTTGGATGTCAATGCTGCGACCCCAGTTTCCTTCGCGGTCTTTGCACCGCGCGGCTTTCCGGGGTAAGCGGGCCGCGCCGCTCAGCGTAAACATGATGCGGTGAGACGGTAGCGAGGGGCATCCTTCATAACTTGTCTGGCGAGTCGTGTGCCGCGCCTTCACCCCCAATCCGTGTATCAAACATAAAACGTCGTCGATGAGCGCGGCGTTAGAATTGTTGAAAGTGACCTTCCCTTCCGCGGTAACATCACCATCCGAGTCTATAAGCCCCTGCAACAGGGCCATTCGTTGGTCGATGCTCCCCATCATATACGCTGCGGGAATGTGCTTGTTACGAAAAAGACCTAGTTTCTTTAGTTGTGTGATTAAACGTAAGACATTGAACTGCTGGAACTTCGGGTTGTGGGTCGTGGCATACCCGCAGGCTTCGACCTGCGCCCGCATCGCGGCCATATCCGCGTATCCACACCCGATACTACCGCCCCAAGAGCTTCCATCGCCCAACCATACGCCAAGAACATACGGGTCTATCTCAAGCTGCGCCGTAGGATACGCAGCCGCCGTGTAGCGGGGGAGCATCGGTAGATTACCGAGGCTACGCCAGGATTCCGTGTCCAACCTATGTAGAATGTCCTGTGTGGATAGCGTGGCCCAGGGTCTGCCGCTTCCAAACCTCACCGTCCACAGATGTTCACCGTCGCACTCAACCGTTTGCCCGTCACTGGTTGTAACCCGGTAGATAATCTCGTCGTAAACCGCCGATTTGCCGGTTACGGCGGTCGGGGCGCCCGAGGGGGAGAACACAAAATCCCCAACCGCCACGTCCGCTATGGTTTTCCAGCCGCTGGTCGTCGCAATTGCCGTATCAAGCGCGAGTCGGTGCCTTGGGGGCATGTTAATAATGAGACGTTTGCACAAACCTTGAGACACACGGTCAAAAGCCTCGGCCATAATCTTGTGATGCTCGCCGTGGATGAAGCCCGGCCACATTTTATAGACAAAAGGCAGAAAATGTTTCTGGGCCTTCGCCTTATCCTGTGCAACTTCCAGAATCCCCAGCATTTCCAGGATGTTTGCCTGCTCTGCTGGCGACAACAGCCGTATTTTGGGTAGTAGCGCCGCTAAATCCATGGTTTTGCACGTCCTGTGGGACCGTTTGGGGGTTAGTTGCCGAAAAAAGCCCGCCTGCCGGGGTAATCCGCGCAACAGGCGGGTCAGTTTCAGGTTACCGAGCCGGGAGGCGCGCTCGGCGAGGGAGCGTAGCCGGGCGCGGGCGGGAAGGGCAAGCCGTAAATCGCAAATTGATACCCCCCCTGGGGGATGGGACCCGTAGAATTAAGACGGGGGTGGGGTGCTGCGGGGTGTTGGCGTGGGTCGGAGGCGGTTTTGATGGGGGGCGGGGGGCTTTTGGGGTGCTACCGTAACGAATAGCTGGGGGATTTGGGTGTTACCGTAACGAATAGCTGGGGGATTTGGCGCTACCGTAACAAATAGCTGGGGGATTTGGGTGGATTACTCTAGACGCGCCCGCGCCCCGCGCGCGTTCGCGGGGGGTGGCCGGGGTAGGTGGGGGTCCGCCCATGCGCTCCGCGAGGGGGATAGGGCAGCCAGCCAGCCAGCCAGCCAGCCAGCCAGCCAGCCAGCCAGCCAGCCAGCCAGCCGCCAGCTGCCAGCTGCCAGCCGCCAAACCTTATGTCGGCATAAGGTTAGGATTCTTTTCCTCATATAGGAATAAAAGAATTTTATGTTTTAGGCTTGCAGGGTTTCCCAATGTATGCCATAACCACACTCGAGGAAAGGGCTCGGCCCGGACCCGAAACGAAACGAAAGTGAAATACAATGACAAACGCAATCAACGCAAAGCATATCGATATCTGCAAGGAATTGGGTGCCGCGCTTAACGGCTTGGTGATTGCCACCGGTACGGTGCAATTGGCAATTAATGCAGTACGTGCTGCCAAGATTAAATTCGGAAAGTCCGTTCGTACTTGCCCATATAAGCAAGCGTTACGCGACGCGATCGTTACAGGGAAGACGTTGACGGTCGGCGGCCGTGACGTCTTACTGTCCAATGTAATGACAGCGATACACTCCAGGAGTGGCATCTATATCGTTTCGCCCTCCAAGGTCCCCAAGGGCAAGGGCAAGGGCACCAAGGGCAAGGGCACCAAGGGCGAGGGCGAGGGCAAGGGCGAGGCTGACGTCAACGCGGCGCCGCGCCTTTTATCGGCAATCCTGACAGAAGTGATGGAACATGTGGATTATGCGAAATTTTGCGCCATCGCTAAAACGCACGCAACGCTAGATGCAGCAATGCGGGCTTATTTGGGATTGAAGAAAGTGGCTGTTATTATCGCCTAATTTCTTTCTTTCCTATCGCCCCGCACGCGCCTGCGTGCGGGGCTTTTTTTTATTCTGGCCCTGACCCTGCCCGTCTGACCCTGCCCGTCTG